GACCAAAAAGCTTATTTGGGTTTAGTCCTATTTGGACTATCTGCATAGCTGTATTTACTATGCTTTCAACGCTACAATTTCTTAGACCATAGTCGTTTGCCATATTTGCGATAGCGCTGGCAAATACGCTAGCTTTTGCCTTGTCATTGCCTACTATGGTTGAAATTTGGCTCATTTTAGAGCCGACTAACACTCTTGCATCTTGTTCTCTAGTTTGTTGTATTTGGTTCATTTTTTATCCTTTATGCTGCTATCTTGAAAGCATTAATTATTTTTACACTTAGTGCGACCTGCCCTTTGGCTGTTATTCTTGTTGTAAATCTTTCTTTATTGCCTTTTGGTGTTACTATAATTTGTGGGATCACTTCAAAATATCCAGCCTCTACCCATTTTTGGTAAGGCAAGTTATCGTTCATTAGGTATTTCTCATCCCTTAGCCACCTAAAGACCCTATTGCGCCCCACTTTTACTTCGCCATCACAAAGAGTTTTTACAAAGTCGCCTATTAATGCGCTTGTAGCGCTAGCTTCTACTGCTTCCGCAAAAATAAGCTTTGGCATATCAGCAATGCGTTGTGCTTCTAGTGCTTCGATCTGTTCTTGTTGTCTTAATGCAAACTCTAAAGCCTCTCTATAATTAGTTGGAGCTTTAAACTTATTTTTTAGTGTGTCTGCCATTTTATTAAAAGCATTAATGTATGCAACTTTAAATTTGTAAAACTTTTCGCCGTTAAAACTCATAGCCAAAAGCGTAAAGCCGTCTTTTGAGATTAAATAATATCTTTCGCTTCTCTCTACAGCCCCAAATTTAGCCTTTCGCTCCGTAAGCCGAAAATTTGTCTTACGAAAAGCATCTTGTGGCAACTCGTCAATTTTTGCTAAAATATGCTTGTGTTCTTTTTCGAACACTTCTGCAATTTGTAGAGAGGTAGTCCAGATTTGGTCGTCGGCTACCTCCAACTTAATTTCTTGGTTATTGATAATTAAATTATCCATTGCCTGATCCTTTATTTTAAATTTCTCATTTACAAAGTAGCTGTCGTTATTTAAATAAGCCATAACAGCTCCGACTTTTGTGTATATCTCGGTTGTTGCTGCCTCTAAGTCGTTTTGTATATGGCTTAAGTAAATCGTTGTTTGCTCGGTGGTGGGGTGTGTCATCTCTTGCTCCTCTATTGGTTTTATAAAACGTACTATTTACGTTTTCAGAGGCGCATTATACTTATATAATACGTTGTTGTCAAGAGATAAAAGGTATTTAATTTGTATTTTTATAAAAAATAGACGTAAATAATACGTCTATTTAGAAAGCTCTTTTATAATAGCAGCTAAGTTGTCAAGGGTTTTTAGCTTATTTTTTAGCTCCAAATTCTCTAAATAAAGAGCTAAAGCTTTATCCATGGCTGGTGAAATATTATAAGTCCTAGCAGCCTTACTCACTGCCTCAGCACCATAACCGATCTTGCTGGCTAACTCTGCATATGTTAGTCCTAAAGTTTTACACGCATTTTTTATTGGGCTTATATCATAAAGCAAAAAACCACAATTTTCACACTTCATGTCATAAACTACATTGCCAACCCTATATTCGGGCTTCCATTTCTTGGCTCCGCATTTAGGGCAGACATTATTTTCCATAAATTCTTTTTCTATCTCTTCTCCAGTTCTTGTTTTTTTTTCTTCTGCCATTATTACTCCTTAAAATTAATTCTTGATTGTATAATATAAAGTCATAAAAGAGGCTATTAAAAACGGAATAAAATGCCACCATAAAATGGCAAATTTATCAGTGGCGAAAAATGCGATGCAAAGTATCCCTAAAAATATTTTAGCTCCAAGCAACAAGCTACCTTTGACTTCACTTGTTATATAAGTCATATTCGATTGCGAGACAAAAACATAGCTTAATGCTAAGAATAATCCTTTTAAAAAAGGCTGTTCATCTTGTGGCGGCGTAGTAAAATATGGGATATTTACGATAATATAAACACTTAACGGCAAATAAGAGAAAAACGCCCGCGCAAAGAATTTAAGCCAAATTTCGTAGTTGTTTTTTAGTGTGGGTATTTCACCTTCTTTCTTTGGTTCAGCGTCTAGACTAAGATCATTTAAAGCATCATCGTTTTGCACTAATAAAGCCTACTGATAATAAAATTATATCGGTGATAGGCAAATTCATAAGATACGTTAAAGTGAGCCATTAAAAATTCAAGCCCATAGCCGTGAGCAATAAAATTTCGCACTTCATCATACGGCATAAGTAGTTCAGCAGCAAAGGCATTGGCTTCTTGCTCCTCCATTGTTTGGATTTCGTCTATTGTGGGATTGGAATAAAAATTTATCCTTGGACGCTCCCTGTCTCTAGAATGCAACATCCAGTGTCCTATCTCGTGAGCGATAGAAAAAAGCTTCCTAGTTATCGGCTTATCGTCTCTCTTGATATAAATTACTTTTTGCATAGGATTTAGTAGAGCTTCATCTATCATATCGTCCTTATACTGCGCGCTTAACCCTAATTCGCTTAAAATAATAGCTAAATTTACGGGTCTTGATGCGTTTGCCTGGCTATCTGATAATAACATTTTTGCGCTAGTAGTTGCTTTTTGATAATCAGCTGTCATCTTAACCCCTTTCCCCTTAAATTTTGGTATAGCAATAATACACCAATATGGCTTAAAAAGATGCTTAAAATGTAAGTCTAGGTAACGTTACTCGTAAAATTTCCACGCTGGCAAGCTCAAGGTTTGCACCGCATTTATCTTATCACCATCTTTTTTCGCATAGCCCCACCACTCGTCACGCTCACGGCAATATTTGTAAAGCTCTAATAATTCAAGATATGCTTTGCGACCTTGCTCTATTGCTGCTGCATCAAGCTCATAAAACCCTGCAAAATAAGGGGCTTTTGTTTCAACGGCAATAAACAAGAAATAATTGATCTCTTTGCCTAAGCTCTTTAAAATATCACTGTAAAACGCTGCTTGAACGTGGTAATTAAAACTAGCGACCGATCTAGCAAAGCCAGTAGCCGAAGCGTCTGAGGTTGTTTTTAGATCGATCACTGCTCCCATTTTTTCATTATAAAAATCAGGGCGACATTTAACCGCAACGCCCTCTATCTCACTAAAATAGCTTTGTTCTGCCAGTCCATCTTTTAAAAATATAGCTGTTTCACGCATAGAATTAACCGAGTTTGCTATCTCTACGGCTGAGCCAAAAATATCAAGATCAAGCGAGGTTTTATCGCCTAAATTTTCTAAAAAATCGTTGTAGATCGCTTTGCCCTCTTTGGTGCGTTTATCAACGTCAGGCTCTACACTAAACTCATTTGAAAAATCTTTTGGCTCTAATACTAGCTTATGCACGGCAGAGCCTAAGAGCAAAGCCTTTGTAGGCTCACTTTTAAGCTCATTTTTCATTTTTAAGTGCAAAGGGCTTTTGGCTAGTAGGTCGAGATCACTTTTTGATATTTCAGGGCGTGCGTGGTATTGTTTATTTGTTAGCATTGTTAAGTCCTTTTATTATTTCTAAAAACTCGCCGACAGTCATACCTGGCTCATAATAAAATTTAACAAGCCTCTTTAGTGTGGAGTATCGCATCTTTCTCTGTCTCCTCTCGTAGTTTTTTAAGTGTTTGTTTGTAGGTAGCTGTATAGCTCAAGACTGCATCATTACTCATTTCAGCTTCAACGCATAGCACATAGACAAGCGCTGCGTAGGCAAAAAAATCTTTTTTGCAATGCTCGATTAAAAGATCAACTATTTCGCCGCTGTTTTCGCCAAGTGCATTTTTAAATGTGTAGCGGTGGCGGTTATATACGATTTTGATGTCAACTATTAAAAAGTCAAACTCTTGATTTAAATTTATGTGTGCCACGTCGCTTTCGGCACGTGCTAGGTCGTAGCTCAAACTCATTCTAACCCCTTTTGATATTTAGATAGGCGATATTCTTTATCTCGCCGCCGTTGCTGAAAAGCACCCTAAAAAACTTAATTAGCGTTTTCATTTTTGTAGTTCCTTGTATCTCTTTGGCACTTTTGGCAGATATGCAGCGCGGTATATATGTCCTAAGCCTGCACTTTGCCCTAGCTCTCTTTGCTCATAGCGCTCTTTCATCTCGCAAAGTCCAGCATCAACTAAATCAGCGTGAAGATTGTCAGTTTTGACCTTCACATCAAACGCAGCGTCACCTAAACGCTCATTTATCCTTGCTCTTTGTGAGCGAGTGACATCTCTAAAACTTACGTTGGCGTATTTGGCGCTTAATTTCTCGTAGTCTTTTTTAGCTTTGATAAGCGCTTTTAAGCTCTCTAAAGCTTGCTCTAGGTCATTAATGTTTTGCATGACTGCTCCTTTTTCTAATAGAAACCTTGCTCGCCACCGCCGACTGAAAGATGTTAAAAATTAAATTAGCTTGCAAAAGCAACTTTAAAGGAAAATTTTTTATATGAAAAATGTTAGTAGGCTTTCGCCTACTCCAAGCAAGCAAGGCTTTTATTAGAAAAAGTGGTGTTTTTCGTTTTATTCAAACCCCTGTGAAAAACTATCCTAAATCAGGGCTGGCGATGGGTATAGTATTATGTCCGCTATACTCGGGTTACCGCGTAGCTTCAGCTAAACTCTAGCTAGGAGTGGGGCTCCTGCCTGATGTCTATCAGGGCTTTAAGGTTTTTTGTTTCGATGAAAGAAGTGTAGTATAATACCACTTAAATAAAGCTTAAAAAAGTGGATATTAAATACACTTACTAAAAATATTTTTGTGGTATAATTTTTGTTAAATTTTTAGGGGAGGGTTTTATGAAAAGGACATTATTTGTAATCTTAGCAGTTTGCCTATTGAGCCCTATGGGAAGCTTCGCCTACGGCAAAAGTGTAGGCGGGTATCATAAAAGAAACGGGACTTATGTTAGATCCTACCATAGAACAAATAGAGATCATACGCAAACCAATAATTACTCATCAAAAGGCAACTATAATCCATACACCGGCAAGAAAGGCACTAAAAGGCCTAAGTGGTAAAATTTAGGATTTAAATATGAAAAATATCGCTTTTATATGCCTTGTTGGGCTTTTGTTTTCAGGGTGTGTGTTTAATCCAAACAATAGGGATGTGGCCTTCATCGATAACAAGGCTTATTATATCCCGGTAGAGACAAAGCAGTTTATAGTAACGGACGACATAATGCAAAATCTTAGTAGTGTCGGAGTAAGTTGCGAGGTCGGGGATCTGATGTGGGTGTCTAAGTATGACGTTGATGAGCTGATACGATCAGAAAACGAGGATCTACTAAGAAAATATTTTTATGATAGTTTAGCCGGGTGTTCTCACCCCATGACGCAACAAGAACTAGAGTATTATATTCAAGCAATGCAGCGTAATAATCAGGTCAGGTATGGAGTATTAGACGCTATGCAAAGTTGGACCAATGGATTTAATCAAAGTGCAGCCCAACAAAACGATTACGCTAATCAGTTAAGAGAAATGAATTATAATTCGGCTCGTAGGATGGAGCAAAACCATCAAGGATATTATTTTCAGCCACAATCACTATATTAAAATTTATCGCCCTTTTCTCCACTCCCACGGCGGAGTAGGATCACTACTCTGCCAAAGCCCTCGCTTATTCTCACGAGCCGTTTTCTCTTGATCTACATATATCCTTGAGTATTTTACATAAGCCCAAGCGTAGCCATTTAGCACTATTTGAGCGTTTATATCTTGCCCTTTATAGTGAATGATACCTAGTGTGCGTCTATATCTATCTTTGCCCTTTGGCTCTACTTCTACAACTTGCCCTGCGACTAGGCTAGCCAAAAATTGCTTTGATCGTTGTCCGTAGTCTTGTTTTTTCTCAGGAGTGTCAATGCCATATAGTCTGACCTTTGTTTGCTCTTTGCCACTTAGCACAGTGATAGTGTCGCCGTCGTGAATAGAGACTACTTTACCGTTAAAGGCAAAGAGCGACGCATACAGCATTGCTAGCAATAAAATGCTTTTCATTTCTTTTCAATTCTTTTAATTTAATTTAATTTAAGATGGTAAAACTTCAAAATCGTTTTATAAATTTTATAGTATAATTCTATCAAGATAACTCGTGATGGATTAGCGCTGCGGTCTTGGTAACAAGGTAGGCCTTGGCTTAGTATTCCGCATGCCCCTGGGGTTATCTATTTTGTTTTAGATTCTTTACGAAGCTACTGGGGCGCTTAACTATCTCATCCATAATAAATTCCACAAATTGCTCGGAATAGGTATAGTGTTCTTGTCTTCCTATCACGTGTTTGTATGCAAATTTTTTATTTTCCTTGACGTTATAAAAATTTATCACTAAATTTAAGACGAATTTATTAAATCCTTTTTGATAGTCTAGCACTATCTTTTTATTTTTTAGCCTTGTTCCAACCGCCTCTATAACATTATCATACGAATATTTGTGCGTATTATACGGGTCTTTAAGCTCTTTGGCGATAACTATTTTGGAACTTGAATTTTTGTCTATACTGACCGAAAAATCAGCCTCTTTTTGATGCTTTGTTATGTATAACTTTTGTTCTAGGCGCATAACAAACCCGTCCGATTTTATTTCATTGCTAAGCACTTCTATACTGTTTGCTTGCTCTATCAGTTTTTGGGCGACTTCAGGCGAATATTTTAGCTTGATCTCCTCATTGCTAGGCGGCTTGTAGTTAAAAGACAAAACCAAAAAGTTATCCGCCAAATAATCGGTTATATTTACACTATGGAATTTACTTATTTCATTGACGTAATTTAGCACGCAAGCTTGAAATAGCGGAACGTATTTTGCTTCATAGTCCTCGTTTATAAAATGCGTGCTGGTATTTCTTAGCTGTATAATCTGTTCTAAATTTTTCCTTTTCCCCGTATTTTTATCTGTATAAACCCTGCTGATAGCATCGTTTAGCGAAATACTCCTGTTCGTATCTTTGTAATAAATACTCTCGCCCCTCTTTAAAAGGAGGGATTTTAACATTAATTCCCAAGCATTGCAGATAAAAAAGCTAAAGCCCTCGACGCGGTATTTTATCGTCGGTTTGTTATAAATCTCTAGCGCTAATAGAAACGCCTCTATACTCTTTTCTACTAGCTGATTACCTTGATCTACCATTTTGTCCTCTTCCTTAAAACCTCTTTAAATTTATGGATGCCAACTACGCGTCTATTTTATCCCATAATCCTCAAACGTTAGACCTTTATATACTTCGCAATGGACTTATAATAGCCCCATTGTCCTTAGCCTGTTTTTGCGATTATTTTCCATAGATTTATTGACTTTGATGACTTTGACCATTTTTATATCTTGCAAGGACTCATCGTTCACGCTAAAGCTAAGAGTTTGAAATTCCCCACTTCTATTATATGGGACGAACCTGACAACCCCAAATTTTTCCTCTTTAAAATAAACCTTGATAGCACTTTCCCCGTTAAATTCATAGTGCACGATGTCCCCACTCAGTATATCGGCTCTAGGGTCACAAATCACTTCGTCACCCCTTTCTATCAAATCATACATGCTATCGCCGCTTGCGATGACTGCATACATGTCCTCGTTCCAAATATCGGCGCTACAATAGGTCTTTTGATCGTAGTCTTGGTATAAATTTGGCTCCGGTATGCCACAACTAGCTTCGCCTACGATAGGGATTTCTTTGACCGAACTAATATCACTATTAAAGCCATTTATCATTTGATTTGCATCCAAAGATAAACACCGCCCTATAAGCCTTATTTTGATAATTTCTGGTGATACGCGCCTATCGTTATCTTTTCTAAACCACGATTTTACAGTATCTATTGGCGTTGGGATGCCATTTTGTGTTAAGTAGTCCGCAAGCATTGCCTGTGTTATATTTTTATCTTTCATGGCTTGTCTGACAAGTTCATAGTTAAAGTTGCTTTTCATAACTATCTCCTTTTTATTAGGTGTAAGATAAATACACTAATTATACTTTGTTTTTAATTTATTTATAGAATGAATAAATACCACTTTTTAAACTTATTTTAAGTGGTGTTAATATACACTTACACCATGAGAACAAATAAAACATACCAAAAAATCAAAAATTTTTTATTAAAACACTATACGTTAAATAGCGTGAAGCACATTTTGAGCGAGAAGCGTAAATTTTTTCCACGCATGGAAATAATTATTTTGGCGCAAAAAGAAATTAATGTGCCTCTTGACGCTTGGCAAGACATCAGAGCTTGGATAATCAAGCAGGAAAACAAGAGACTTCAAAAACTCCAAAAGGCTAAAAAATGAGATCAGCTTATACGCGCTTTTCAAGTATCAGACATTTATGGTCGCCCTTGCATTTGCCTTTTTTGAAAAAGGGGCAGTCGATGCGAGCTATCTTTGCATTTTTAAAAAGAACGCTTACATCGACTTTAAATTTAGTGTCGTTTTTGTCTTCTAGGACACAAGTGAATTCTTTTTCAGTCCAAAAAGGTTTAGTGCCAAAATGTCTATTTATCAAAACACCAAAAACAACACCTGATAAAAAAA